GTATAACTCTGATTCTCTTTACCACGAAACTCTACGATCTTCTCGTCCAGAATACGCCATGGAGATAGTTTCTTAGCTTCAGCTTCATTAAATAAAACTTTGATCCTATTAACAATATACGGAATATCAAAGAACTCAATGTTCCATCCTGTTACAATGTCAATGTCTAGTTTGTTCCACCCGTCGAGAAACTGTTGGACAAGCTCGTATTCATCTTTACACTGGATGTAATAAGTGTTAGGGTCGGTGCTGGTAAATTCGCCACAACCAAAAACAAAGTTACGATTACGGCTGCGAATAGTAATCGCCGTAAGTGGTTTATCAGCTCTTTGAATGTCTGGGAAACCTTCATCAGCAGCGCACTCAATATCTATTGTTGCGATTCTAATTTGTTTAGGATCATAGTCAATATCTCCCTTAAACGCATCAAAGATATAAAGGTATGGCCATGTTGTTAGACCATAGATGTCCATGTTTGAAACATCTTTATATCTTTCAATAAAGTCTTTTGCTTCATAGATAGAATCAAACTCTAGTTTCTCGACTGGTCTATTCTCTAAAGTCTTATATTTACCATTTAATTTGGGAATAAAAAGATAGGGATGATAAGGGATCTTATCAGTGTATCTAATTCCTTTATCATACCCTCTAACGTAAATATAATTTCCACGCTGAAATACGTTTGTATAAAATGATGCCATCAATCCTCCAAAAAGTGCCATCCGGACATAATTGTCCCACAGATGCAAAGTAATAAATAAGTATATGGTATTTACAAATAAAGGTCAAGGAATGAAATCGTATAGACTGTTTTTAGAATCATCTTACGCTGCTCGGGATAATGAAAGCGAAATAGTTCATCACGTTTCTCCTTCTCAAAAAGACTTTTCTACATTCAGACCTATGTCTCATTTCGGAAGCGCAGCCGCCGCTAGAAGTATTGCCAAAGCTGCCCCTGACATGGTAGACAACCCAAGGATACATCATTATTCTGCGAGAATATCTTTAGGTAAAGTTCATGATCTTCCCGATGATCATGATAGTTATGGAGAAACTCATAGTCCGCATTCAATAGCTCGAGTTCTTCATAAACAAGGAATTATTTCCAGAGAAGAGGCTTCCGATCCAACTCATACAAGAAATCATGCTTCTATCGCAAGATTGGTAAGATCAAAAGGAATACACACTCTTCGATATAGAAATAATATTGAAGGAGGACATAGTTATATTATAACGCATCCTTCTCAAGTAAGAATATTATCAAAGACAAAACCAGGAGCAGAATCTGTTATTAATACTAAAAGATCAACTCCTGCTGATGCCTTTGTTGTTGGTCATGATCCTTTTTATTAATCCCTAACAGGTATTTTACCCTCAAGCAGATCAATAATTTCTTGACCTGATAATGTCTCATACGTCAATAGACCATTAGCAAGAGTATCTAACTGCTTTCTTTTCTTAGTTAGAATATTCTTTGCAGTAGTATATGCATTATCAAGAATCTTCTTAACTTCAAGATCAATAAGTCTCTGAGTTTCTTCAGCAACCTTTGGTCCATGAAACACGTCAGCATTAGGATCAGTATATGCGACATTACCTAATGGCGAGAAACCATACTGAGTAACCATAGCGCGAGCAATTCTACTTGCCTGTTGAATATCAGCAGCTGCACCAGAAGTAACATTATCTGATCCGAACACTAATTCTTCAGCAGCACGTCCGCCCATTGCCATAGCAAGATAAGCAATCATTTCCTTATAAGACTGAGAAATCTGATCACGCTCTGGTAGCGACTGAACCATACCCAATGCACGTCCACGAGGAATAATAGTTGCCTTGTGAATTGGAACAGAACCTTCCATATTCAGAGAGACAAGAGCATGTCCGCCTTCATGATAAGCAGTCATCTTCTTTTCTTCTTCTGACATTAGAAGAGATCTACGTTCTGCACCCATGAGAATCTTATCGCGAGCATCATCAAACTCTTTTGCCGTGACAATTCTCATAGAACGACGAGCAGCAAGCAACGCAGCTTCGTTGACAAGGTTTGCTAGATCAGCACCAGAGAAACCAGGTGTTCCCTTAGCAACTGTTCTAAGATCAACATCTGCTCCTAGAGGAACTGCTCTACTATGAACCTTTAGAATCTTCTCTCGCCCAATAATATCTGGATTGCTAACAGTAACCTGTCGATCAAAACGACCAGGACGAAGCAAGGCAGGATCAAGCACATCCACACGATTTGTCGCAGCGATGATGATAATCCCTTCGTTGTCATTAAATCCATCCATTTCTACAAGTAGAGCATTGAGAGTTTGTTCACGTTCATCGTTACCGCCGCTGATTCCAGCATTACGATTACGACCAACAGCATCGATTTCGTCAAT